ATGCCACAACTATTTTTATTTTTATTTGATGAATAGACGATAATTATTAATAAAATAAGGTTAAGTTGTTGATTTATATAGTATAGTTTATTTGATTGGAATTAGTAATTTATTAATAAATTAGATGATAAAATAAAAAACATGAGTACCATGATATAAATAAATTATATTTACTATTGACTAACATTTGCACCATGAATGTATTTTTACAATACCACGGACTGTATATCTGTGATAAATATTTAAAACAAGGTGGTTAAGCGGGGCAAGTTAAGGGGCACAATATTCGCGATATGTGTGTTTAAACACTTTGCTAGCGCACCACCATTTACAAAATAGCGGTAATCCGCGTAACAATCCGCAGTAATGCGAAAGGTGGTATAAAATGGTTAACAACGAAATAATAAAAGAATATTCAATTCGTATTGAAACAATCGGTGATGATGAATTTGGAGAGGTTGTTGATCCTGTAACTGGCATAGTACATAGAAAAACCAGTGACGGTAGATTAGAATTGTTATACGGGTTTGAAACTAAAAAACCTATGGCAGAAAAGCTGGTGCCACTATGACACCCGAAACATTCGAGCAGATTTGTAATGGAATTGCAGACGGCAATAGTTTACGGTCGCAATTAGAGAAATTTAAGGCGTATCGAAACGACTTTTACAAGACTGTTGATTTAACTCCTGAAAACAAAGAACAATACGCACGATCTATTAAAGACGGTTGTGAGTCAATGGCAGATGACATACAGTCTATTTCTGATGAACCAGTGCCGATGACTGATCGTGGTTTAGATAGTGCCGCTGTCGCTCAAAACAGGCTTAGAGTTGACGCTCGCAAGTGGTTACTGTCCAAGCGTATGCCTAAAAAGTACGGTGACAAAGTGCAAACAGAACTAAGCGGTGTTGATGGTACCCCGTTGACTGTGGTACTTAATATGCCTGCTAAAAAACCAGTGGAGGTGGAAGAATGAAAAGTAGAAGAATGAAAATAGGTGATATACTAATACTTAGAAATGGATCAATGGTATTTTATTTAGGTGATATTGTTGTAAAAGATAATATGATTAAATTTGCTGTTGAATCAGAAACAACCTCGGAAGACGGGTTTATATATTATACACCATCATTCAAAGTTGTTTATAATATGGGGAAGTTATGACGTTAAATCCATATGTAGAGCAATGTGATAACAGATCATGCCTGAAATAAAACCGTCATACACCCCAAACGCTAAACAGAACGATGCTCATGAATGTTCTGCGAATGAGGTATTCTTTGGTGGTGCAAAAGGTGGCGGAAAAAGCAAGTGGCTGGTAATGGATACCCTACAATACGCTCTGCAATATCCCAAAAGTGATCCTCATTTATTTCGTGAAACGTACGATGCTCTTGAGGGTAATCTTATTAAAGAATGGCACGATTCAGTCCCTAAAGAACTGTACACCTACAATAGTTCAAAGCATGAAGCTCATTTAATCAATGGTTCTGTGGTTAAATTCCGCTATGTGACTAATGAAACCGACGCGGCTCACTATGACGGTCGATCTATACCGTATTTAGGCGTTGATGAGATGGGTAAACATACAGAGCGTACTATTCAGAGATTACAGTCATCTAATCGGTGTGCAAAGGGTTTCCCCGTGTATTTTAGAGCAACTGGGAATCCGGGTGGTATTGGTCACTCGTTTTGTAAGAGTAGATACGTTGAACCGACGAACTACGGCAAGAAAATATACCGTGATAAGATTACAGGCTCTTCAATAGCGTTTTTCCCGTCAACGGTGTACGATAATACTGCTATGATGGAGAACGACCCAAACTACGCCAAACGCCTTGAAAACCTGCCTGAAATGGAGCGAGAAGCGTTACTCAAAGGTAATTGGGATATTTGGGTTGGTCAATATTTCACAAACTTTGGAAACCACCTTGAGGAACAACCGTTTAATATTCAAGCGCATGAAGCTCATCGAGTGTTCGGATCATTCGATTACGGTTTTGGTTTAAATGGTTGGTCTTGTTACGGTCAATGGTATTTGGATGTGAATAATGTGCCGCATCGGCTGTTTACGTGGTACGTTAAAAACATGACAGCAAGTGAGCAAGCTGATGAATTGCTCGAGTATATCAAGTCGTTTCCGTATACTAATGGGATTGTGCCAAAACGTATTTGGGCTGATACTGCTATGTTTGCCGCTGGTGGATTGGAGCGTGGTGATAGAAGCCCCGCCGATTACTTTAGAGATCGTGGATTGCCGTTTGAGCCTGCAAATAAAAACCGTTTGAACGGTGCTCAAATAATGCTCGACTATTTTCAGCCCGATGTACTCACAAAACAGCCTAAACTGAAGTATTGGTCAAAACACAACACTTCTTGGGTTAATTGCATCAAAGCAATGGTTCACGATGAAGACAAGCCGGGCGACGTGCTCAAGTGCGACATAGATCACCCATACGACGAAAGCCGATATGGTTTAATGGGATTGAATAGTAACAAAATTAATGTGGTCAAAGTTGATGATGAACAATACGGTGATATTTACGGCGGTTCGTCCGATAGTTGGATGGGTTAATGTTGGCAGAATGTTGATAACCCCAAAAAAAATGTTGATAACTTGAAAAAATGTTGACAACTTGTTTGTAATTTGTGTATATTAGTTCTTGAAACCACACTTTCAAGGGCTGATATGGACAAAGAGACAATCGACAAGTCATCAATGGACAAGGATGAAAAGTTCTTGGCTACCGCTTTGGAGCGGTTCAAACAGTGTGTTGAGCAAACCGAAGATTTGCGGCAAGATTGGCTCGACGACGTCAAGTTTGCCAACGGTGAGCAGTGGGATGATGCAATACTCAAAGAGCGCAGCAATGATAAGCGTCCAGCTTTAACGATCAATAAACTCCCTGCAACATACAATCAAGTTGTGAACGAGTTTCGGCAGAATCGACCGTCGATCAAGGTTCGTCCCGTTGATTCATTAAGTGACCCTGATAAAGCTGATGTGATAAATGGGCTGTATCGTCGCATTCAAAACCAAGGTGATTATAAGACGGCAGTCGATGAAGCGTTTTATTATAGCGTAATTGGTGGGTTTGGCTTTGTACGTGTTAAAACTGATTTTGTTAATGCAAAGTCGATGGATCAAGATATATTCCTTGAGCGTATACAAAACCCTTGCATGGTCTACTTCCCCGTTGAAGAGTGTGTTCAGCCTGATTACAGCGATGCAATGTACTGCTTTGTGCGTACCAAGATGACTAAAGAAGCGTTTAAAGCTGAATACCCTAAAGCCGAGCTATCGAGCTGGGAAGACACCGCAGTAGGTGATTCTGCGTGGGCAGATGATAAATTCGTGTATGTCGCAGAATACTTTTGGGTAGAATTAGAACCTGCAACACTTGTATTGTTTGATGATGGTACAACTGAGACTACTCAAGAGGGTGGTTTAGAGGGACAAATATTGCCTGATGGTAGGCAAATAGTGAAGGTTCGCATGACTGAATTACGCTCTATCCATCGGGCGGTAATTTCTCATGGTGACATTTTAGAGCCTGATACTGTTTTTGCTGGTCAATGGTTGCCGATTGTGCCTATGCTAGGTCAAGAGGTCAACATTGACGGTGAGAAACGATATATTTCGCTTACTCGGTTTGCAAAAGACCCACAGAAGATGTTCAATTACTGGATGTCTGCATTTACCGAGCAAGTTGGTCTTGCGCCAAAAGCTCCGTGGATGGTAGTCGAAGGGCAGATTGCTGGTTATGAGAACCAATACCGATTATCTAACACAAAAAATATCCCATTTCTCACATATAAACCTATCACTGTAGCTGGTGTTCCTGTTGGTGCTCCACAACGCAATCAACCGCCCGAAGTTGGCTCTGCTATTATTCAAGGGATTCAGTTCGCAAGTGACAATTTAAAAGCTGTTACTGGCATATACGATGCCTCATTAGGTAATCAAGGCAATGAAACTAGCGGACGTGCAATTAACGCACGTTTAAGACAGTCTAACACGGGAAATTTCCACTATTCAGACAATGCCGCTAAATCACTTAGGCATATTGGGCGAATCATCAAAGATATGCTTCCTGTCATTTATGATTCACCAGACCGTATAGTTCGCATCGTTGGTGAGGATATGACTGACAAAGTGATTAAGCTCAATGAACAAGCCGAAGATGGCATAAAAAACAACATGACGGTTGGCGAGTATGACGTTGTTGTCGATGTTGGTGCAAGTTACGAAACTAAGCGTGCTGAAATGGTTGATACCATGTCGCAACTGACGGCAACTAATCCTGCGTTTGGTCAATTTGCACCTGATCTACTCGCTCAAAATATCGACGCTCCAATACGTGACGAGCTCACGAAGAGAATGAAAGCCGTAGTCAAGATGCAGTTCCCGCAACTTATTGAGGATGATGACAAGGAAGGGCAAGAAATAACCCCCGAACAAATGCAGCAGATGCAACAGCAATACGAGCAACAAATGCAAGAAATGCAAGCCCAAATACAGCAGCTCGATCAAATAATTGAGAAAATGAGCACTGAAATTGAAACAAAACAGAACGAATCTCAATTAAAACTCGCTGTTGAACAAATGCACGCTGATTTACAGAAACAACTAAAACAAATGGATATGCAAATGGCGATCATGAAAGAGAACCATGAAAGTGACCGACACGCGATCGACACTGGCGTGGCTCTTCATACTTCGCACAATACACCGATGGAAGTCGCTCCACAGACTTCCCTCTCGCAACCAAGTGGAACAATGGACTTGGAGCCATCCTCCATGAACGTAGGGGAAACATATGAGTGATGTAATTGATGTTGTTGCACCTGTTGAAGTTGTAGAACCTGTTGAAGTTGACGACATTAACCATGCTGAAGAGCCAGTTATTGAACCAACTGAAGAGGAAAAAGCAGAACAAGAGAAGCAACACAAGGAAAGCCGTGCTCAAAAACGGTTTGATAAGTTGACCCGTGAAAAGTACGAACTCAAAGGGCGCGTTGAGGCGTTACAAAGTATGTTGCAGCGTGGCAATGAGCCACAAGCACAACAGTCTTCTAGTGACAAACCACAACGGTCACAGTATGCGGATGATGACTCATATTTCGAGGCGTTATACGACCATAAGCGTGGTCTTGAAGTGGCTGAAGAGCGCAAACGTGCCGAACTCGCTAAACACGAGGAAGCAACGAAAACATGGCAACAGAAGGAAGAAACTGTAAGAACGCGGTACCCTGATTACGACGAAGTAATTGAAGAGTCGTCTGATGTGTTCGTTTCACAGAACGCAATTGATGCTATTCTCGACAGTAATTTAGGTGCTGAAATTAGGTACTATCTTGCAAAAAATCCTGATGAAGCTGAAGCAACACGGGGGATGTCACCACTTGCGGCTATTCGTCATATTGGTAAGATCGAAGCAAAACTCGAACTCGCCAAGGCAACAAAGCCACAAGTCAAGGCAAGCTCTGCGCCTGCTCCGATTAAACCTATAGCAACAAAGGGGACTATTCCAAAAGTCGGCTATAGAGAAAATATGTCATTCTCTGAATACAAAGAATGGCGTAAAAAAGTGGATAATAAAACAAAACAATAAAGGAGAAAAAAGATGAGTAATTCATTTAAAGTAATCGACCTAATTGCACGTGAAACTATGCGTGTAGCACATGAAAACCTTGGGTTCATTGGTACTGTTGACCGACAGTATGATAAAACTTTTGAAGCAAACCGTGGCAAGATTGGTAATGTATTGAGGGTTAAAACCCCTAATGCGTTTACACGTCGCCAAGGGTCTAAAGTTATGGAAGTGCAGGACGTTGTTGAAGAGTCACAGAGCATTACCGTTGCTACACAAGACGGTTGCGACCTTCGAGTCAACAGTGCAGAACTAACTTTTGATACTCCCGAAGGTATCGCAGGGTTCAGCAAAACAAACATTGAACCAGCTGTTAAGTCGATGCTTTCAGGTATCGAAGCGGATTTTCTTGCGTTTGCAACTAAGGCGACCTATAACACCCAAGGTACCGCTGGAACAGCAATCACAACCATTTCGCCTATTCTTACGGCTCGCGCTCGTCTTAATCAGATGCTCGCTCCAAAAGATGGTCGTTTTGTGCAGATGGATTCACTTACGATGGCGGGTCTTGTTAATGGTAATCAGGCGTATTTCAATCCTGCACCTGACCTTAGCAAGCAGTATCGTGAAGGTATGGTAAAACGTACTGGAGCTGCTGACTTCATCGAGAACGAACGAACTTGGACGCTTACCAACAGCTCTGATGTAACGGCAAACACAAACGCCGACGCTCTTGTGACTGACGGTGGCGTTGTAGTTGCAGTTTCGGAAGATCTTGCACAAGCTGACCAAGTAGTAGGATCTGTATTTACTATTGCTGGTGTATATGCTTGTCACCCTGAAACTAAAGCGGCTCTCCCTTATCTTCAAGACTTTGTTGTTGAAGCTACTGGCGCTGTTTCTGTCACGGTTTCACCTGCAATACGTTTAACTGGTGCTCGCAAGAATGTTTGCAAGTCAACTGGTGCAGATCTTGCCACTACCGACTTTAACGAGAAGGCTATTGTTTTCCGTGGTGCGGCTTCTACAAGCTATGTTCAATCGTTGATGTATGCTCCCGAAGCTTACCAATTTGTTACGGCGAAGCTCCCTAATATGGGTGATGCAGAATCATGCGTTTCAATGGTTGAGGAAGGGCTTGCACTTCGTGTATGGAGAGCCTCTGATATTAGGAACGATGAAATGCTGCTTCGTATCGACATTATGTACGGTATGGCGGCTCTTCGTCGTGAATGGGGTTGTCGCTTGATTGGTGCCGCTAACGCTTAATTGTTAAAATAGGGGGTGGGATATACTCGCCCCCTTCAACTTAAAAAAAGGAAAAAAATATTATGGCAACTGAAAATGTTGATTATGGATCGTCTGATGGGGCAGTTTTGGGTGCGTCTGCAACAAATAAAATTGGTTTCTATGGGAAAACTCCCATAGTGCAACCTTCTGGACTTGCTAATGCTACTGATGCGGCTACGGCTATTACTCGTGTGAACGGTGTTATTGCCGCTCTTGAATCGCTTGGTCTAATTGCTACAGTTTAACGACAACATAGGTGGGGCACGGGTAATGCTGTGCTCCCCTACTTTTAACGGGCTACATTGCTCGCAGTTCGTCACGTCTATTGTTAGGGCTGTCAAAGATTTGTCATCACACGGGATTAGTACACTATACACTCCGCTGGTTGGCATTCATTGGGTAGATTTTGCACGTGATGTGCTAGCTCACCTGTTTTTACAGTCCGATTGTACTCACATGATACAAATTGATGCGGATTTAGGATTCGACCCATTAGCGGTGCGTAAATTATTAAGACACGACAAGGATATTATCGGTGGTGCGTATCGTGTTAAGACTGATTATGTGAATGTTTACACGGTGAAAGATAACAGTAATGATCGTGAGAGTATTCACAAAGTACAAGGATTAACAGGTGGTTTTATGATGGTTAAGCGTGGAGTGATTGAGTATTTAAGTGATGGATTGCCTAAATACTCAATTAGCACGCTTGATTATGGAATGCTTGAAGTTGCACCACTATTCACACGGGAAATTAAGGATCATAGCTATATTGGTGAGGACTATGCGTTTTGTAATCGTGCTGTAAAAGCTGGTTATGATTTATGGTTAGAACCTGATATAGACTTTGAACACGTTGGTAATAAATCATTTAAGGGGAACTACTCAAAATGCCACTAATGACACACCCACAACATGGCGCAGACAACGTAGGAGCGCATGAAATTGGTTCACGTGAAGCACAAGGTTGGAAAGTAACCACGCTCAAAGAGTGGCTTGGTTCAAAGTATCGAGAAACGGTGACGGTTGCCGCTCCTGTTATAATTGATCTGCCTGCTGAACAAAACCCTTCGCTAGTACGGGGGAAACATGGGAAACGCTCTTAATATTATAGATCGATCGCTCCGTTTGCTTGGTGTAATTGCAACTGGGGAAAGTGCTGGCGGTCAAGAAGCTAAGGACGCTCTCTATACACTGAATCAAATACTTGATACGTGGTCGAATGAAAAGCTCATGTCGTATTGCACCAAGACCGACGTATATGATCTTACATCCGGTGAAGGTGAATACAAAATAGGCAATAGTGATGCGGATAGTATTCGACCTGTTAAAATTGAAGGTGTGTTTTTGAGAGAAGGGAGCGGAATTAATGCTGTTGATACTCCGTTGAAGTGTTTATCATATTTGGAATACCAAGATATTGCACAAAAGGGAGCGCAAGGTACTCCCGAGTATTACTGCTATCAACCATCTTTTGAACGTGGCTCATTCTTTGTTTATCCCGTGCCTAGTTCATCGTATAAGCTAGGTATTTCATCTTGGCAAAAGATACCTAAGTTTGACACTACCACAACAGAGGTCGTTTTACCAAGTGGATATGAAATGTGTCTTGCTTATTGGCTGGCTTATCACATTGCTCCTGAATACGGGAAAGATGGAAACGCTTATTTAAAGCAGGCTCAAGACTTGAAAGCGTCATTGTACTGCGTTAATCGTGACGAAACTCCGATGCGTGCCGATTCGTTCTTTTTATTTTCCACTAATGACATAATAGGCGGTTAATATGGAGCTAAAAGGATTTATTGGCGGGACTTCCCTTGGTCGTAGTGCTGCCATTGATTCACAACGGAGTATGAATCTTTACCCTGAACTTAATGAAGCGGCTGGGAAATCTGCCGCAACACTTATTGGGACGGCTGGACTTAGGCTTATCACTTCGGGAACAAGTGGGTCAACTCGTGGTCTATTTACCACTGGGTCGGGGCGTTTGTTCGGAGTGATAGGTAATAGTTTTGTTGAAGTGAAAAGCACTGGGATCCAAAGGCTCGGGGGGCTTAGCTCGTTTGGCGGGCGCGTGTCTATAGCGGAGAGCATAAATACTCAATCTGCAACTACACAAATAATGATCGTTGACGGTATCAAAGGGTACATTTATGATGTGTCGGCTCAAACGTTTGAGGTGATAGGTAATAGAACAGGTTGGCTTTATGAAGATTCTGACGGAAAAATAACAACGGTGTATGAAGATTTAGGAGCCACATCTATTTATGGTAATTTTGTTAAAACATACGAATTTGAAGGATATTTAGCAGGCACTCACGTTGTGTGGTATAATGGGTACTTTGTGCAAAATGTGGTCGGTCAAAACAAGTTTATATTCTCGCAACTATACGACGGTAAAACATGGGACGCTCTCGACTATTACGTTGCTGAAGGCAACCCTGATAATGTAACCGCACTGGCAACTGTTAATAACGAGCTTTGGATATTTGGCACTAAATCTGCCGAGGTGTGGTATGTTACTGGTGATGCGGAAGACCCGTTCGCACGTCAAAGTAACGCATATATTAACGTAGGTGTAAAATCTACCGCTTCGGTTTGTGTATTGCTTAACAGCATTCTTTGGCTTGGTGCAAGTGAAAGCGGTAATAATATGGTTTGGCAAGCTCAGGGGTTGATTCCTCAACGTATAAGTACGAACGCTATTGAATACATGCTTTCTCAAATGTCTACAACTTCCGATTGCTGGGCTTACACGTATACTCAAGAGGGGCATACGTTTTATGTGCTGAATTTTTATATTGGGAACAGAACATTAGTTTATGATGTTTCGACCGATATTTGGCATGAGAGAGGCTCTTTTAATGCTAAGACTGGCGATAATGACGTCCACCGCGCTTGCTGTGCCGTAGAGTGGAATAATATGATTGTTGTTGGGGACTCAAAGAATAGCAACATTTACGAATTAGACTTGGATACTTACACGGATAACGGGGTATTAATTAAACGGTTTAGACAGACTCCGCACTACCATAATTCTCGAAAGCGCATGTTTTGGAACTCCTTGGAACTTGATTTTGAGCGTGGAGTTGGTAAAGATGTTTACGAAACATATATTGCAATAACTAGCGCACGATACCAAACAACTTTTGGTAATTCAAACAGAATACAATTAACATCAAATTAATAAAGGGGATTTATCATGGTAAATAGTTACACAGCTGAGAATACTGTAGCCGCAGATATTTATTTGGCGAACCAATCCAAATCGGTGATTACTTCTGATATGGACAATGGGCAACAGGCTATCGATGTAAATAATAAACATATCCTGTTCAAGGATTTTGACGGCGGGTTGCATACGTTGTTAGACACTGTTAGTGATATTACACAGCATACGGTTTTAAAAGCTGGGTCTAATAATGCGGTTGTTGCTGGTAGCATTACCGACAATGGCACAAATGTGTCTACTACTAGCAACTTGATTGTAGACGGAGATATATCAACCACGAGTTCCATGCTAATCAAGCATATAAATGAATCTACTACTGTTACTGATGGTGTTATAAGTACCATAATGTTTCCAGCTGAAGACCCTAATAATCTCGGGATGAAAATTAGTGGTACCATGTCGTATGCGCAAACCAATACAGGAGCACTAGAATTAGAGGGTATTGTACCTAGCGCGGGAACGGCGCCATTACCACCAGCGATTGTCAAAAGAGGCACTACTTTATCAGGAACAGGATCGGCAATTGCTAATGGTGACGAAATCGAGGCAGTATATAACAACCTTACCAAAGTGGCATCCATACTAGGCAACGGCGTTTATAAATCTAACGTTGGATTCAACACTAGCGATAAAATCCGTATGCACTACGACTCAACAACTGGTGAATATGGTATGCAGATACGCGCCACTAATGGTACAGGGGCAGCAAGCGTTAAAGGGAAGCTTGTACAATGGGCGAACAGTGTTAATAGCGGGACGCAAGAAAAGTTTGTTGATATTGTAAACTCTGAAAGCATGCCTGAAAGTATGCCGTGCGGTGTAGTATATGAAGCTGGAATTGCCAATAACTCCGCTTGCTGGATATGGGTAAACGGGGCAGTGTGTGAAATATTAAGCGATGAGGA